CTGTTATCAGGAGAGTATAAGCCCAATAATAAAGGATTATATATGCCGATTCCAGTTACAATGAGACCAAATATACAGATATAAAACTGTGGATCAATATTTCGAAAAAATCTAATTAATTCACTCATTTATATACTCAAAATAATCTTTTAGTAATAATACAAACAACACAATATATACAAAAACCCGCAGTGCATAGCACTGCGGGCAATAGCGCCAAATTATTTGGAGTACAATTCTATTACCATTCAAAAACCTTGTAACTACTGAGTTTATAGCATTAAAATTTTTAAAAGGTTGAGTAACAGTTGAGCAACGTTACAAAACTATAACAAATTTTAACGATTTATATAATATATACTATTATATAAATTTGGTCAAACATCCTACTATCTTACATAAAAATTTATGGCAACGTGTTCCATTTTGGAACATGTTCACATGATTCCATCTGCTCAACTGACAACTAATAGTTGATAGTTGCGTGTATCCACCATTACACGCTATGGAGATAATTGGATCACCTCTCTATCGATGAATCACTACTCCGATTACTGCTCCCGCTCCCACCATTTGAGATAGGTTGCGTTGCATCCGTAGTCGTTTGATTGTTTTCTTGTCGTTCTCTATTTGCCTTTTCAATTCGGTCAAAGAGTTCGACATTTCGTTCAAGGTAACTTCTTGCTTCATGGATAGCATTTTGGCTTTCATTAATTCTGTTTCCAATGTCGATATTGTATTGTGTGCTTCGTTCAACTCTTCCCTTTGCTTCATGACTAAGCTTTGAGCTTCTGTCAATGGCAGACTGGATGTCTCTATTAAGCTCAAGGCTTTCTCGTTGTTGGCTTTCAATTCGTTCCACTGTGTTAAGGGAATCGTTATGGTTGGTTCCGCTTGGCTCGTGGAAGATGTACCAGAGGCAAAAGCTGGAGAGGAGCACAATAGCACCGACAATATAATAAAGCTTAGGATAGCCAGTAACTGTAGACTTGATTTTTTCATACATATATACCCCCTATATATTACTTCCCCATTGCTGAGCGTAATATTTAGCTTTCATTCGTATTACATCGCCACCACTACCAGGCTCATCACCTTGGGTAACTACCCATAAGTCCCAACGCTCACATGTAGTTGTTGGCCCGTATGGATCATGTGCATAAAACCCGTCCATGTTATCCGCTGCTTCAGCATGTGTTAACACATTGCTAATACTAGCAGGTAGTCCTAGGTCTACACATAACACTGCGACAACTTGCGCTAGCGTTTCAATTTGTGCAGCAGTCGGTGGGTAATCACCTAAGTCATTTACCCATTGAGCCCCATAGGCGCAATCTAAGGATATACCTATAGCTCTGCCATTACGCATCCATGTGTGGCTTTTGTGGTCTGTTAGTTCGCCATCAATGTAAATATTCCCGCACCCATCAATATTGATGTGGTAATCGTCAAATTGTTGATTATATCGTCCTGCAGTCCAGTGTAGGTACACTTTGTCGATGTAGCCTACAGCCCTACTGCAATAGTCGTTTAAGTCACTTAAACTAACGTTTATCATCCGCACTCCCCCTTTCCATCATAGGCGGCACCTTTGGTTGTTCTTCCAGCTTATCAGGGATGCCGTTATTATCCTTGTCTATCCAAAGTGCTAAGAACCCTACAAGGGCGGTTAGTACACTTGGGATAAAGATATGATCAATAATGTTAATCCCTGTGCTAATTAATTTCCCTAATTCATCGGATACGTACCCCATAGCAAATGCCATTACATATTCGATGACTACTAACATAATAGGTACTAGCATAACAAGGACTAATGCCCTCGTTGCTAATACACCTGTAGGGTGGATGTTGGCCACCCTAACAGATTGAAATACTTTCTTAGCGCTGTCCATGAGCCGAGGTGGTATGTTCATGCAATTCCTCCCGTAACTCATTAAATCGCTTTTCTAGAGACTCTAGTCTAGTGATTAACATCATAAAAGTGGCTGCGGACTCAGTACGCTCAGCACGTGACTGTTTCATTTCGTCCTTTAGCTCACATAGTGTATCGAATAATGTATTCCACTTATTCGTAAATTCTACGTTATCTTTATTACGTTGTGCTTCCAGACGGTCTAATAGAGGTACTATCAGAAGCCGATATCCTGCACCTGCTACGATGCCTACGATAGTTAATGTCGTAAGCAAGTCGTTCAACTCAAACTGCCAAGTCCAAATGAGATATTCACCCCCTTACTATGTGCTAACTTACATTGTGCTAACCAATTTTCTCAATTCTATTTGTAGTGAATGAATATCTAGCTCTCTCTCGATTTCCAATAGTTGCTACGTTAGAGTCATTAATTTGTAATTTAACGTCAGTTGTTTTGACATTGATTCCGCTGTTAAGATATTCAGCAGTTCCGTAAGATGATGGGCCGAACCCCATACCAGAGGTAATAATTTGTTCTTTTTTGACTTTCAACATAACGTAGTCTTGATTATTGAATACACGGAATATATCGCCAGATGCAACCCAATACCCCTTATTGCTAACAATAGGTAATTTTGTTAAATCGAGTTCGATTGTTTTTATATTACGCAAGCCATTATTATTTATCATATTTGAGTATACATTATTAATTTCAAGTTCAAACACGCTAGTATCAAATTTTGTAACAATGATTTTTGCACCATTTTCGTATTTTTGTAGCGTTGCTTTTGTTTCACCCTTAGAAATTTCTTTAGTTTCGACTAATGAACCCCAATTGTATTCCTCGTTGTTGACTACTAAATTAATAACATAAGTGCCTATGATATTATTGGTTAGGCCGTAGTAATCAACTTTTATATTACCTTGCATAGTACTATCAATCGGAACTCGCATATTATCAGATTGGAACTCTCGTTTTTCACCACCATTAATGGATAACTTGAAATGGGGCTCACCTGTAAAGTCAATGTAAGTAGCGCCAGCAGCAGGTGGGACAAATTCCAAAGCTCTAGGCACGAAATTGTTGTAACAGTTAGAAAGCTCAATAACTTTCATGAGAACTGTATCTACGCTATTATTTTCAAGCCAAATGCCATGTTCTTTTAAAAATTGTGCTGATTTTTCAGCACTGCCAGGGTCACCTGTATCGCCTTTCTTACCTTTAATTGTGTTAAGTTGTTCCGGTGTAAAGTCGCTAAATTTAAAAGGGTCACCTTTGTCACCTGGGTCTCCTTTAGGCCCACGCAAGCTATTTAGCCATTCTTGTTCCGTACCTTGGAACCCATGAGCGACTGCGATTGCATAAGCGCTTTTCCCTGCACCATCAACGATGGGTAGTACAATTTTTTCGCCTATTTTCTCAGCAAGTGCCACTGCTGAGGTCTCATCAAATTTTAAAGTTAATGTGTTATCTGCCATGATAAATTACCACCCTCCATTACTCATGCATAGAAATATCTGGCACGATCGTAATCGTACCTTGGCCAATCTTTAGCCAGTGGTCATCGTTATAAAGGAATGCGTCGTAGATGTAATCGCCGCCCTTTATTTTCTTCTCCGCTGACTCTTGGCCAGAAATATAAAACCTTACCTGTTTTGACTCTACCACAGAATGCAACTCTAATATCATATTGTCATATGGGCGCTTGCGAATTTTACAAGCGCCTTTATATTGACCTAATGTCATATCGCTATCTGGCGGTACAACATAACTGATAGAAAAGTCTTGTCCAGCGTGGAGTGTTAAATCTTGTTCGACCATATGTCCTCCTTTTTATCGTCTAATCTATGGTTTGTAACACTACTTTTTACCAATGACGAGAACGTATAGTTCCCCAAAGGAGATATGTTTATGATAGCCGTCATCGTCTCGATTGCTGAAATAACTATACCATATCGATTGGCAAACAGCCTTACGACCATTTAGTCCAATGGTTGGCTTAGTATCGTAATATCCGCTCGATATATTAGACTGGAAATACATTGTGCAATCATCAATTCTTCGCCCATTAGCAATATCCCATTTTTCTCGCCCCTCTCTAGTACCACCTGTTACGTCACTATAACCTTCAGTCATTTTATATCCCACAGGAATAAACGTACATTGAGACTCTGTAAAGCCTTCTGGCAGTGGACACCAGTCACCATGACGTACTTTGTAGATTTGTACATCAATGTTTCTGATTTTAAACCCGGCTTGCATGATAGACTGAGCATCAATACGTGAGCCTGTAATATTAGCGCCTACGATGTTACCGTTAGCATCAACTTTAAATGTGCCAGTTTTATTTTGGATCGTACCGCCGATAATCTTACCGCCTGTTACTTCACCCAGGTTAGCCGAGATAGCGCTTAAAGAAGTAACGTTTAACTTATCTGCAGACACAGCCTTAGCAGCTAACATCTTATTGGTAATGATGTTATTGTCAAACAGAGCGTCACCGGTTACGTGTAATAACCGACCGTCAATCCTAGTCCCGCCTGTGTATTGAGTAATGGCACTCATTACCTTATCACCGGTAATAACCTGTGATTTAATCGCATTATCTAGCTGAGTAATGCGTGTAGCCATACCACTTGTAGCGTTGGTTACTTTAGAATCAATACTACCGGCTAGTTGAGTGATTGAGCTTCTAACATCATCTAGGCTAGTATCGTATTCATCGACTGCAAATACTTCAATCTTGTAAATAACGGCTATAAAGTTTGGATTATTAAAGGTGTTGTTATTGTTTTTGAAATACACATACCCACAATCTCGACCATCTTTATTCTTTGCATCCCATTCGTTTCCATATTTCCAATAAAATATGTACTCCTCAGGCTTGTCAGTACCTTGGTTGGATGTTAAAAATCCTGCTGAAGTACTGCCTTTACCGAGATGGTTGTTGTTCAAATGTATCGTCATATCTGGCTTAACTTTTGCCAACATGCGGACAATATAAGTGTTATTTAGTTGACCCTCTAAAGGCTTATTTTTAGGTAAGATTTTGATACCACCAAATCCGATTGACGTATACTTTGTATCTCCTGATGCCACGAATATGCATTGTCCGCCAGTAATTGGGTCGTTGTATTCTGGATAAGGTCTTTGCTTGTTGATTGTTATTTGTTGTCCATCTTTTGTATATGGAGCTATCTCCAACTCAGATTTAAAGATTGGATCACGCATAAGTTGTGGTGCATGACTCATAGCTTGTACCGCCTTGGCGTACTGATTGCTAGACTTATCTAGCTCATTAATACGTCTGTCAATATCTGCCAAGCCTAACGCTTCTGCATTAATTAACGAAGGGTCGATACTAGCCGGTACAGAGCTACCAATAATATTGGAGTACGCACCTTCGCCAAATACATCAACGTAGGCGACTTTAACATCAAATACACCTGGGTCATGCGGTATCATATTTACGTTTGTAGTAACGAAATACTTCTCTGTGCCTATGTAAATGTTAGCACCTATACAAGTATCTGGAATGCTATCAAAGACCACGCTAACGCCAGTAATATTGCCTTTTACTTTGACATTCGTCGGAGCTTTAGGAACTACTGCGTTATAGTCTAGTCTAAGAGCAGGACCATAACCTTTAACAGGATTGTGTGCATAAACAAATACCGCACCTCTACGAGCCGATAACTTAATTTCAGAGCGAATGTCTGTAGTCTTGGCTAATAGATTATTGGACTGTCCAACATTACTATCAAGTCGAACTTCGTAGTAATCGATGTAGGTATTCTCTACTGGGTCCCATGCAGCAGTGATCGTTTTACCGATTTTTATTTCACCTCGAGCCGGTGCTTTAGGTGTAGCCACACTCTCAGCGGACACGCTTGCTGTGATTCGAGCCTCAGCCTTTCCACTTTCATTACCGGATGTATCAATAGCCGATAGCTTGAATTGGTAATTACCAGTATTCGGAATGAAGTATGAGTAGGATGTACCGCCTATATGTTTAATCAGCACTACACCATTACCGTCATATAGTGTGTATCCATGTAGGTCAGCCTCTGTATTAGGTTCCCATGATAAGTGAAGTACGCTACTATTTACTGCGTCCTGAGTCACCTTAAAGCCTTTAGGTGTAGCCGGTGGTATTTCCTTACCACTCACATACACTGCACGCTCCACACCTTCATACGCAGCACCAGTATTATTTGTACATACAATCTTAACGTCGTAGTTAACGTCGGTCGCTACACTTGGAATAGTCACGCTAGTAGCACTACCATCTAATACCTTGAACTGTTGCCACTCCTTAGCAGTTACAGGCTTGTAATATACGATGATATTTTTGGCCACTTTGCCCCTTGGCAGTTGCCAAGTACCATTGATATCACAAAGTACAGTACCGTCCTTTAAGGTCTTAACGTCAGCTAAGAGCACTAAGTTAATAACCTTAATTACATCGGACTTTGTTGTGTAGTCGATGATTGGCACTGATCCATCATCACCGGCATACAACTCAGGGTAGTATTCGATACAGGATATCTTACGAGTCATTTCAGAGTTAGACTTGCTAATAGATAATACCCTAAACGGTTTGGCTTCTTTGGTTGCCTCACCATAGGTATATAAATCGTCTGTCTGAATAACTGCATTACTAGCAAGCGTTAAGGTCTTACCGCTTACACCAGTTACGTTGTAAGACTCTAATGCATCCGTTTTAGCGTTACGCACCATAAGGCGATAGGTCTTACCTTGCTCAAAAGTAACCTCTCTATCAAGAGTTACTTTATTACCTACAGCAGACTCTACACGGCCACCTTGTCCCCAGTCTGTTACATCATGCTGTAATAGGATTACATCCCCTATCATGCACGCTATGGCGTCTGTGAAAGCCTCGAAGGTACAAGTTCGCACTTCGTACTTATTTGCTCTTAGGTAGTGTTTAGCGTAATTGTAGGCTTGGTCTACATCCACACACCCCATGAGTTCTACTTGCGCCGGACTAGCTAATGATGTAGTCACGTCGTATTCTTCACTGAATACTGGAAGTACGTCACGTTCATAGTCTTTAGCCTTGTTAAGGAATGATACCTCGATAGCGTTTGCCCTAGATGATGTAGCCTGGAACTCTTCCATAAAGGAGTCCATCTTGATATTACCCACGGTGAATAACTGAGTAGGTGTGGCCGCATAATCGTAAATACAACTGAATCGAGTACCTAAAGGTATTACCTTACCTCTACCTACGTTCTCAGCGTATTTAAGAGCGTCCCATACTTGGCTAGCATTATCGTAAATGTAGTTAAATGTAATATGCTTTTCATCGCACTTATCAGCCCACGCCTTAAATGCGTCATATACGAAGCGTTCACGAGGAGCACCTTTGGCTACATACTCATCGCCAATCTTACGGCAATGATGGAGAATATCGTAACAAGCCCATGCCGGATTATTAGCCGGTTTAGACTCATACGCTCCGGTGTAGGTATTGAACACCCATACTGTTTTACGTTCTTGTATCCATGTTACGTTTGGATCATTACCATTTAATTGGTCAGTAGCCAATGCTTTGATACCGATGAGCACCTTACCAGGATGAATAAAGTCGTCATATACAATCTGAGTTAACTGTGACCAATATACTTTGTTCACATGGCGGTTAGAGTTACCGTCCTTGTGCGCGCATCGCATACGGACTTCGTACTGCCCTGGCTCTTTTACATCGAATCTGAACACACGATAGATAGCTTTATTGGAACTATCCTTGATAACACCAGTATATTGACTATTATCGATAGACGTTCTTGAATGACTGTTACGTTTAAACCAACGATTATCTGTCTTTTCAAGCATGGCACTTTGGCCACCATTGTTACTAATCGGTAATGGTATCCACTCCGCAGAACCAACTTTACGATAGCCACCTTCGATAGTGACTGACGTTTCACTAAGTCCGCCCTGGTCATTAGAATAGTACAAACCATTAGGGAGTGATATAGTCACCTCTAGCGCAGTAGATAAGTTACCTTGCGTTTGATGGATAGACCAGTCATTCGTAAGCTCATACGTCAATGGTTGGTCAGCATAGTTATCATTGAAATTAGGAATAATCTCTTGGTCATTTGTGCCAAGTCTTACATCGAGTTGAACTTCCTTATAGTTACCGATGGAGTTACCATTTAATTTAACGTCCGTTATAGCGGAAATAGGTCCCTCTCCGGCACAGTATAATAGGTTAAGATATTGCTTTTCACCGTCGCTCGTCACATGGCGAGATATAAGCATACCCGCACTTTTACACTTACCGTAGGTAATAGCTAAAGGATGACCTTGGCCAATTACAGTCTGTGCACCTTGCCACCCATACGTAGCGGACTGCTCTGTATTTGAGCTGTCTGTCTTAGGCGCAGATATTTTAGATATGATCGCGTTACCAATCATCCCGATGGCCATTGCTGCTAACGTACGACCTAATACGCTAGTGATACCGAAGATAGCACCAGAGGCGATACCTGCAGTCGCTATCGATAAACCAATAGATAACAAGATAGCGAATGCTTGCTTTTCTACCTTTGGTAATACCACTACATAGGCTTCATCTGTAGGTGATGCGGTATCCTCTACTAACTCGCCATTAATGGAGTATACCCAGTTTCCTGGCTCAGTAAAATATTGGTTAAGTTTCTTACCTTCAACAAAAGGCACAAGGGTCTCTTGTCTAGTGGTAAGGTCGAATGGGTTTCGAGCAATTACTAATCTAATCATTATTGAGCCTCCTTGTGCCTGTACATTCCTAATATACGTTTTCTTAATCTGTCCATTGGTACGATACATACACCCGCATATTCAGTAGAATGTATCATCTTACCTTCGCCTACATATACTGCGATATGATCAGCATTATTACCGTAGAGGTTCATGACAATTATGTCCCCTACTTCCGGCTCCTTGACTTCGTGCCAGGGAGAGTTCATATTTGGCCAATATGTTGCGTATGGCTCAAGCTGAATACCGGCTCTCTTGTACACCTCTACCACAAGCTCCCAACAAGGCAACTCTTTCCAGGGAGTCCCTACTAGGTTATTTAGAGTTAGACGCATATAAGCCCCCTTGTGGTATTGTTGGTTCTCCACCAAATCTAACGCTGTTATTTAACTCACGACAGCGTTTTAGAGTTTTGTTACATGATTGTGCGTACCCTTTGTATCCGCACTCTACAGACTTAAATTTGAAAGGACAGTAGTCTTTCATTACTCGAACAGGTGGGAACCTACGTGAGAATGAGAAGTCTGTACCTAATGTGAACACTACCCAGTCTGCTTTAGATTGGGATGCATTGATGATGAACGTTTCTTCTAGTTCAATAATGTCCGGTAAGTTAGTATTAAATATTCGAATATTGACCTCACAATCTGTGAGGCCTTTATTCTTTTCTACTAACCGTTGGATAGTACCGGTTACATTCGCTACAGAGAGTTTAACGTTAGGCATCTGCTTAGTGTCCTCGTTAATATCCTCTAGCTTGAATGGGAAGGCGGTGTACTTCTTACCCGCTAAGGTTAAGTCCTCAGTGTTATTCACGAGGAGGATATTGCCTTCCGGATGATGAAGTTCAATAGCCATTACCCATGCCCCAGTGGAGGATATCTTATTTTTTTCGATGATAGATGCAGTTGATAGCGTTAACATCTACGCCTCCTGTAATTGAATAGAACCATTCCATATACCATAATCACTAGCGGAGAAGTGGAGTTGGTCAGCGAACCTTACTCTTACCTTCGCTCGTGTCTCCGGATGTGTCCAAAGGAATATCTCTGCAGTATTAACCTGGTCAAAGAAATTCCTTAGCTTGATATATTCCGAAGTCGGTATCTTGTAATTAACTGAATATGATCGTAACGCTTTTGTAGTCTTACGATGGGTTAGCATCGTCATATTTTCTACCTGAGCCTTACGAGTCACATCCGGTGTATTTTCATCGATAGGGTATATTGGATATCTAATGTTTGGGAATTCTAACATACGCTATACTGCGGCTGCCTTAATGGCATCACGCATACCTCCTTTGTTCGTCATAAGACTAGATACTACTACATCAACTATCATTTGTTCGCCATCGAACTTAGTTTCCTGTTGTTGGCTATCTAGTTGTTGGCCAGATTGATTGATGATGTTAACTGTTACTTTACTAGCTCCTTCACCGCTAATCATCTTACGTGTTTGACTTGCATTATAAATGCGGTGTGAGGAGTTGAACTGTAAGAGCTCTGGACCATTCTCACCAACTAATGTCATACCTGCAGGAGCAATACCGCCGCTTGCGAACTTACCGAAGCTATTGCCTGTAAATGCGGAACTGAAAGAACCGCCACTAGCAAACGAAGATACACCGCCACGACCGGCGCCAATAGCACCGAGACCGCTTACCACTCCACCGAATAGGCTTTGTAGCTTAGGCTGTACATACTGTTGGAAGGATAGGTTAACAAGCATTTTAATAATGCTATTCGTAATATCTTTAAAGATATTTTTAAGCCCCTTACCGAATGACTCAGCACCAGTTGCAATGTTTTCTAGATGACTAGTAAATGAGGAGTTAATACTGCTCATTGTACTATCAAAAGTAGACTTCGCTAGGTCGCCATAGTTCACCACCTCTAAGCTATACTGTCTAGCACCTTCTGCTAAACTAGTACGCAAGTTACGTCCGGCTATTTCCCATAGCTTTTGCTGAGCTTCAACGAGGTTCTTTTCTACTTGCAAGCGTTGAGTAGCGCTTAACTGAGCTTCATTGAGTTCTCGTTGAGCGAATTCGATATAAGCTCGTAACTGTTCATTAAGTACTTGGTCTGCATCCGATTGGGATATCCGTCCAAGCCTTACTAAGTTAGATTGACGTTCAGAATCCTCGTTGAGTTGCGTATATGCTAACTCTCTGATTTTCTGTTCCGTATCAGCAGTAATCTTTAGCTTCTCGGCATTAGCTCTCTTTTCAGCTAATGTCTTATCGCCTACTGCTTTTGTGTACTCACGAACGTTATCATCGATTTGGGCCTTTTGTGCTTCGGCTTCTGTCTTGAGTAATTGCAAGCGATCGCCTGTGCGTTCAAGGTCAAGTTTTGAGATTTCCTCGTTCATCTTACGTACACGGATTTTTTGATTACGGTCAGCTTCTTCGAGTTTCTTTTGATATACTTCCTCATTCTTAGCCTTAGCTTCTGCTACTAGGTTGGAGTTAGCCAACGCTTTAGCATTAGCATTTTTTAAGGCATCGACTGAGCTACCCCATCCGCCGCCAACATTGCCGCCATACGCTTTTGCATATAATGCAGTGTCTACATAGCCTGTTACTGCGCCGAAATCTCCTTCAATAGAACTGGATTGAAGTACTTGGCCAGGACCGATACCACCAGGACCATGAGAGTTAGCCCCAGTATACCCACCATTGCCATCAGCGATGACTACGTGGTTATCGCCAAGTACAACTACACCGTCACCGGCTTTAGGGACGTATCCATCACCTGGGTCGTGCCATGCACCAACCGCTCTTGAATCACGCATTATGTCCGGCACATATCTAGCAGTACTAACCCCGAATGATGCTCTGATACTGTCTGCGAATAGCTTGCCACAATCTGTAGCCCAATCACCTTCTGCACCTAATACGTACTTCTTGCCTAACTGTGCATTAGCGGCATCTAGTACACTTGAGGCTTGGCCAGTACCACCGCCACCATTTAAGCCGGCTGCAGAACGAATAATCTCACGGATGTTCTTATTATTCGTTTCGTATTGGTTCTTAGCGTTGAGCTTGTCGATTTCATATTGGCTACCATCAATCTCTAAAGATTGAAGAGTAAGACTGCGAATAAGTTCATTGAGGCGTTCTACAGAACTTGCTAGCTTCTCTGCTGCTTGTTCTGCTTTCTTGGCCGCTGCCTCTTGTGCTTTAGCCGCCTTACTAGCTTCTTCATTCGCCTTGTTGATAGCCTCATTATTGGTAAGGCCATTCTTAGCATCGTCGATTTCTTTTTGAAGTTTCTCTTGCTCCTCTTCGGCTTTCTTCTTCGCAGCATCTGCCGCTTCCTTAGCCTTGATAGCAGCGTCGATTTGAGCCCCTTCTTCTTTCGTTGCCAAGCGATCGTTCTTGATGAGTCCAAAGAATGAACTATCCTCAACCCAGTAGCGCCCATCATGGTTAGCCATGTAAGCGGAGTTAGTACCAGGTGCATTTAAGTTCTTATGGGCTCTAAGACCGTTAACATCAACGCCGAGGTCTGTGCCTGCGGTCTTAGATGCATATACCGCCGAATATATGCTCTTAGCTGCGAGTCCTGCTACGGTTGCTAATGTAAGCCAAGGTCCTGCGGCTGCTATAGTAGCCAATCGCATGAACTTCAATGCACTTGTAACGGATTGAATACCTGTGATTACTATAGTAGCTTCTAAGCCAAATTTAATAAGGCCTGAGATAGCTTCCTTTTGTTCTGTGGCTAGATTACTATAAGACTTCGTTAAATCGATTGCACCTTGTGCATATTCCATAACCACCGGTAAGAGTTCTTGGCCAATCATAATAGCCAATCGTTTACCGGTCTGTTCCATATCTTTCAACTGACGATTAAAGGCAGCGGACTTCTTAGCAGCTTCATCATCAATGATGAGCCCCATTGCTCTTGCACGGTCCTCGACTTGCTTCATGGCGTCTGCTGACATATTCAGCATTCCGTGAAGTTGGTATCCTGTTTTACCAAACAGTTCCATTTCAACCCGTGTCTTTTCAGCACCGTCCTTCATGTTCCTTAATCGGTCTTGAATGATTTTGAACACTTCAAGGGTATTCTTACCCTCAATCTGATCAATGCTAACACCTAGCCGGCTGAACATATCAGTCGCTAGTTTACCTTCTGCGGATGCAACTTGCATTTTATCTTGTGCGTTAGATACAGCCTTCGCAAATTTAGCGAACGCTACAGTACTAACGTCAGTAGCTACACCCATATAGTTTGCAACGGAGAGGAATGTACTTGCTTGTTCAGCAGTCGCACCTGTTAAGGATTGCATCTTCTTTACTGATAAGTTCCAAGCTAGTGCCTCTTTAGCGAGTTTTGAACCTAGACCGGCAAGACCGGCACTCGCACCAATGGCAAACATTTCATTCTTTAATTTTGAAAGCTCTGCAACTGTTCCCTTAGAGGTAGCGGCGATTTTCTCTAAACCGGCTTTTGCGTTCTTATCGGTCAGTTGCACTACGATATCTACTACGTTATTCGACATCCTTATTCATCGCCTCCATTTCTAATCCCTCCAATATCCACATAAGACTAAATAACATCGGATTTAGATTAATGTTATTAATCTCAGCCACTGTACGTATAGCCGGATAATCGAACCCGGCTAGTCCGCCTGAGTGGTAATTTCTTTGACTGCGTGATAGGTTGTACAGCTTCATAGCCAGTTTTGAACCAAATAATAGGCGTGGTGGGTTATAGTCACACTCGGAGCAGTCGAAGGACTGCTTTGTAGCGGTTTGTAATTCCTTACATCCCTTGCAGTACTTCGGCCTATCCGAGGACATCCACCTCCACGCCTCTTCTAGTTTTTTTCTGTTTCTTCTTGTAATTGATAGGTCAATGTAATAACTTCACCTGCGAAGGTCATTGCATCCTTATCACTTACTGTATTGAGTTCTTCATCCGTGAGCTTGTATACATCCGTTAAGATGAAACGCATAATGTCACGACTACGTACAATAGATGCAACTTGATCATCAACATCTACTGGACAATACACGAAGTCTAGACCGGCTTTGATTAATGCATCACGTTCAGTCCATGTAAGGGCTCTTGGTTTTAATTCTTTACCTTGAATATTCATAGTTACCTCCTAATGATTAGTAAGATGTTTGGCTATTAACCAATTCAAATACTACTGCAGATTGACCGGCATCATCGCCATAATAAGCTTTGAATGGAAGTTCAATATTTACGCCTTTAGGACCATCGATACCAGGAGAGTTACGTTCGTAAATCAACTCAGGCAACTTGATTGTCAAGGAGTTAGTACCTTTAGTAAGGGTTAATTCCAAGCTAGATTCAGTACCGTTTACTGCTTTATTTAAAAGGTCCATGTTTTGGAAGAAGGCTTTAATCGTACCGGATACGCCGATAATACCTGTATCAATGTATGTACGGAAGCCTTTACCACCGATAGCATAAGAGTCACCGTCCAAACCGAAGTCAATATCAAGACTCATGGACAATACATTCGCTACAGTAACGCCACCTTCTTTTATGGTGGCTTCGAGGTTTTCGAATGGAGTGAATACAATAGACTTAGGTGCAGTATCGAAGGGTACCGCCGCCATAGTTTCTTTACAGCCCATTACATCAATGGATGCAGTTAATTCAGAGTCACCACCGAAGTTTAAGGACATTTTATTCATACGTACGCCACTGAATTGTTGGTAAGTACTAATATCCTTATAACCTTGTTCAAAGGTAGCAGAAGGCATGTCTGGACCAATTTTAAATACATGTTTCTTACCAGAGCCTTGTGCTGTTGTAGTTGGAGCACCAAAGCCTAGCTTTAACCAATAGCCGAAGCCCAATACATCAACTGGTGGAACAATACTACCAGATGTATCGATATTACCGCGACTAGGTGCCGCAGGGTTACGTGTACCTCGAATAACAGAGGAGTCATTCAAGTTTTGGCTAGCCTTTAAGGAAGAACTGATGATAGGCATTACCACGCCACCGGTAGATGGTGTAGTACCGAAGTCAGTTTCAAAGGCCATTGTAAGAGAAGATTGTGCACCTTGTGCACGTTTAGCTACTGCCATGTTTATCCTCCTAATATTCAACATTACCGCCAATTACATGCGGTATTTCTATAGTGAGTGTGGCTTTACCCGGATACACCGGGCGCCACGAGATATTGTCTGTTTCATAGTCAATGTTAATGACAGGATAGTTAGGGTTAACTGCCATGATACATTCGATGAGTAATTGGCCAAGTTCGTCACACTCGAACGCGCCGGTGTATTTCACTACACGTCCTTCACGTTCCGCCTCAACTCGTACTATTCCCCATACGAGTTGTAAGGTGTAAGAGTATGAACTGGCCAAGCCTTCAGACTTGTTATCCATCATGATGATCACGCACGGACAATCCTCTTCAAGAGGTGCGCCGGCGTCGTCATAACCGATGTAAATAGTTAAGTCTTTTCCGAAATGTTCCATACAGTAGTCGGTAATCTTCTGATTATCCTTAACCGCTTCCGCCCATCTGTTAGCAATGACCGCTAGTGGAATAGTTTGCATTGCTACCTCACTTTATATGCTCGTCTACTAGATGCGAACTGAGTGCTTTTGCCTAGTGCATATTCACCGATTTTAGACTCTAGGTAAGGTACCAACTTAGGCTGTAAGGCTGTTTTCATTGGACCAAACGTCTTACGAGGTTTAATCCTAAATGATGTTTTACCTTTAGCAAGTTGAAAGCCACCGGCAAATAATGTCCTACGCATTGGCTCTGTGATTTGTTTCGTATAACCACCCTCAATCTGTTCGCCTAATCGTTTAGCAGACGATGATAACCACCCTACTTTTACGGATTGCGACCTGGCGTCGTATTGGTACCCAACTGCTCGGAACATCTTACCTAGCGGTGTGTATCCGACAGTGGTTTCCTTTACGCCACCGGCTATAAGTTGAGCCCGGGATTTAAGCCCCCACCCTTCCTTATGAGCCTTACCGCCATCTTGATAAGCACGCCTTACTTTAGCGCCAAACGCTGCCTCAAATTGAGCCCTCATTGTAGGTGGCATGAAGTTAGCATATTTGTGGCCACCAGGTGAACCGGATTTAATCCCGGCCTTGATTTCCTTCTGCATCATCCAACCGACTGACTTCATAGCTTTACGAGTCCAATCAGGTTTCGTCTTAGCTATGAATTCAAGATACGGTGTAGCAGTGTCAGTGATGGTAATTGGTGAATTACTCATGGTCTTACCGTCCTAACGTTGGCCACAATTTCAAGACAGTGCATTTTAGCGTCGCTATCGGAGATATGATCCACATACCACTTCTTACCGTTGATGTAGATTACATCTTTAGTCTTAGGCATCGGCACGTCCTTAGTTCTAACCCATACCTTAGCTTTATCAGCAAGGCCAGTTACGAACCCAGAACCTTTACCGTCATACTCACCGATTTCTACACTAGCCTTAATCTGCTTACCTTCATATGTTATTTTTTCGCCAAATACATCGAGTAAGGCGCTTTCATCATAGGTCAGCATATGTTATACCTCGTAGAGTGAATGCGGTCCATGTGGACCGCATTTCATTAAAAATACAATAATTAGTTTTTCAACATTACTGTAACAGTATCTTGAGTTGCAGTCTTAGGTTCTACTGCGATACCCAATGGTTTACCACCAGTTTTAGCAGCTTTACCAGAAGCGAAGTTTACTGCGTCACCTACAGCGTATGTATCAGATTTATTAGCGTCTACTTTGAATACGCCAGTTACTTTTAACGCACCCATTTCATCTTTTTTGATATCTGTTACTGCTACACCATGAAGTGCACCGGCTTCTACAATGTCACCGGCTTTTACATCTGCTGTTGCCACATAATTGATGCGGTCTGTTTCATATACGAATTTTGCCATATGTATTTACCCCCTAATTATTTACCTGCGTTTTTGAATACACCACGGAAGTCAAGAGCACTTACGCCACAGTCGAAGGCTACTTTGTATTCGATACCGTCTACATCGAAGCCTTGACGAGTTTCAAGACGTGGAGTTTCAACGCCATTCAAGTAAGTTACTTCAATAGTGTCGTGTTGAGATGCGTCAGCTACTAAGTACCATGCATCTGGATCAGTTAATTCAGCATCTGCTACAACTACGAAGCGACCTTTGTAAGGGTTAACTACACCGGAGTTTACACCGTCTACTGCAGCAGTAGAGTTGACGATTTGGTATGCAGTCACTTCAAGTTCTGGAGGAACTACCAAGTATTTAGGTGTAATATTAAGAGTAGCTTCACCTTGAATACCTTTTTGACGGCGCATAGCAGTGATTGCTTTAGCGATTGCTTTAACGGACAATGCTTCACCAGTGCCTGCAACGTTACCATGTTTAGAGTCGAATAATGCTACGCCGTCTTGCATGTTAACGTTACCAGTTAATTGAGCGTACACCATTTTGTTTACCAAACGTTTTGCAGCGGAACCGTATTTAGTAGCAATTTTGGAGAACAAGCCCAAGTCATCATTGATGATTGCTTGACGAGTCAAGCTGAACAATTTACCATAAGTAGCTACTTTAGTACGAGCGGATGCTTCGCCTAAGAAGTCTTGTTGGAATTGGCCACCTTCTGGAACTAATTCAAGGTTACCTGCTTCAGACAATGCTACGCGTGCAGCTTCTTTGAAGTCACGGTTAGAGCCTTTACCTGCCCAAATTTGGTAAGTAGTTTCAGCTTCGTTAAAGCCTACCATTACGGATTTGTTAGCCAAGTTAGCCATGATAGCAGGGAATGTAGATGTAGAATTAATAGCTTGACGAGCCAATTCCATGTTATCGCCGAAGTTAGCTTTCAAGCCTTCACGTTGAAGTGCTTCACGTGCCAACTCAACCATAGAGTGACCACGTAATTCTTGTGCACCTGGTGCAGCATCTGCTACAGGGATACCTGCTGCCATCAATACTGCGTCTTGTGCTGCTGCACGGAATTTATCGCTTTCAGCTTCGCCCATTGTTACGGATACGCCTTTATTGCGTGCGCGTAATTGGTCCATTACCATTGCACGAGCTTCGTCAACGGATACGCCCATTACGATTGCTTCGTCAGCACCTTCTACATCGAAGTCACGGAACAATGCAGTAATTTCGGAAGTACGTTTACGCTCTTGCTCCATAGCTTTTTGAAGGTCTGCTTGTGTCAAACCTGTTTCAACTGGTTCTGTAGATTTTACTTCTTCATTGTTTAAAATTTCTTTTGGATCCATACGTGTGTTATCCTCCTGTGTGTCAATACTTGTATGAATTTCTTCAGCACTACGTCCCACGCCAACAGTAGCGTCAGCAGGAACAGATACAATACTGATTTCTAAAGGTTCCCAATCCGTTACTACATAAGCCGGACCATTAAATCGACCGTTAGTAGATTTGGTATCTTCATCTTCCAACACCTCATATCGGTAGATTGCATAGCCTACGCTTACACCTTGTAGAGTACCGGACTGTACCTTTTGGAATATTGTTTCGGATTGTTCATCTGTGTCAAAGCGTACTAATGCTTTACCGCGGTTATCTTCTAGCCATACCTTCTCGATATGACCTACAACCGCATCACGATCATGGTTAAACAATACCGTACCTAAGCCGTTGTTAAAGCGCTCAAGGTTGATGCACTCTTCATCGTGGCAAAGGATTTCATCGCCGAACAAACGGCCATATGGCGTTTCGGATGAGAATGATAATTCTACTGTCCGACTATCGGTATCAACGTGGTCAATAGTAGTTTCTCGACAGTAGTTGCCAAGAACACTACGCTTTTGATGTTCACTCATTACTAGCCATCAGCTCCTTCCTGTGTAGTGTCATCATCGCCCATCGTTAGCGGTTGCAACTCACTGGAATAATCTAGTAACACCCCGAGCTCCTTGGCTCTGTCCTGTTCGAGTTTCCGTTGTTCAAGAACTTCCTCCCAATCACGTCCAGATGATGCGCACACATCCTCTAACGTTGTAAGACCGGATTTAATCGCCTCTTTATTGGCGTTAACTTCCTTAACAGGGTCAATCCATGACCACCCTGGAGCAAGCCAAGCTACCTCTTGGTATTTGTCCTTGTTCGCTAAGTAGTCAGAAGGTAATTCACCTGCTAAGTAAAGGGCGTCAATAAAGGCTTTCCAAATCGGCATACAGAAGTGTGTGATTACAAATTTCTGCACTTGACGGAATGTCTTTTGGTCCTCTAACAAGTTTTGCCTTGCAGCTGAGAAGTTCCCAGATATATTACGCGCTACGATGTCAGCGCTCATACCAAGACCGGACGCAACGCGTCTAGTCTGAGTTGCTGAATATTCGCTTGCAGTACCGGCGTTACGCTTAGGGTCCGCAAACTCGATGGACTCGCCAGGGCTTAGGTGTCTAACCATACCTGGTGCCATTGTGATATTAGGTCTGCCTTTGCTATCTCTTGGTAGCATAGAGGTTTGTCTTGCGGAGTTTTGAGAGGTTACAAAAACACTGAAGCACGCTGCAACTCGTGCAGCAATTAAATCAGCATCCATGTACTCGTCGATATCGTGAATCCTACGCAATACTAACGCCAATAGGCTTATGCCCCTAATTTGAGATGGACGCTTAGGCTTAAATAACAAAAATGCTTGGTCAGTTGTTAACCGAACAGTATCAAAAGAACGTAGCCCCATTGGGTCTGTTTGACTTATATGGTAGGCTACTGGTCTACCATGCTCGGTAACTTCAACACCGTTGATAATATTATTCTTGCCGTTCGTGATACTTACTGCACCAATATTTTCAGCCTCTATCAACTGAATAGATAATGGCAAGTACGAGCCCTGTGAAGTCTTATTGACCAGAATTTCACCGTCATACACCATACGTCTTAGCGCCATTTCTTGTAGTTCATAGAAATTAGAAATGCCCCTAATGTCAGCGTTTTCAGGTTCAGCCCATTTAGCCCATGCTTTCTCAATTTTCTTATTAAGATCGTTGTTTAATTTGCCATTGCGGTTTCGTACTTTAGCTTGTGGAACAATCCCCGCACCGATTACATTTCGTAGCAGTGCAATCACAGCAGCTTCTGCTAAGTCACTGTTCATCTCGGCAGCTCTTGCTCGACCACGTATGATATCACGTGAACCTGTTGCAAGTTGTTCCGCGGTCCCATACGCTGGTTGCCAATCACTGTTTAGCCTATCCATAGATGCCGCATCATATTGACGTAACGCATCGCGGTAGGCTTGGCGTTCATACGCACGTTGTGGACTAACCAAACCGATTACTTTATCAATAATGTTCATCGTCCACCCCATGTCACGAATGCATCAGCTTGATACCCATTGGACTCTTCATGTACTCGTTGCATTAGCGTTTGCTCGCGTGCATAAAGTACAGGTAAGTCAATCGTCTTGAACCGCTTACCACCAATCTGTAACTCGGAATATCCTTTAGTTTCGATATCCTCGATGACTTGGCGCACACGTTCAAGTTGTTCATTTACATCGCTCATGGTTCACCTCCTATCTAAACCAATGGCCAGTATTCCCTATGCCTCCGCTGTAGTCCTCGTATGTTTGGACTTCTTCGGATTCCTCATAAGGTTCTGGCTCCATTAAATATTTAACGCCGGCAATATCAGCTACTGCTGCGTTGTAAGTACATGTATCAAGTAAATGGTTAACAGGATGGCTAGTGAGTGGTTTCCACTGGACTGTTACTGCCCCTGTTTTTACATTTCTGTGCTCCTGCTTTTCCTCTGACCTTAGATGGTCTGAGTACTCTTGCGGACAATCTTTGTATAAATGGATCGTGCCATCTTCGTTTATTGGTCTTACCATTCTCGCGAATATGAAGTCTTTCCAATAATCTGTATTCAATACGTATAGCTTTAATCCACCTACAACGCCCTTCTCCAATGATGTCATTGTGTATGGCGCTGTCATAGTAGTATGGTTTGACGAGCCTTTAAGAGGAATACATACTTCTGGGAATCTTGAACAGAATTGATATACTTCGTCTGTTCTAAAGCCGGAGTCAATGCCTGCTTTCATTATTTGACGAGGCTCTCCATACTCCGATGGATACTCTCGATGAATAATGATTTCCTCTAAATCGTCCCAAGTGCTTGCCTGTCCATAATCAATTAGGTAAGACTTAACACCGGGAGCATACGCCCTTACTTCCCACCAGAAGTGGTCAAGCTGTACGTCTACGGATGCAATAAGTAATACTGCCTTATCTGGCACGATACCGCACGGATACGTAGATTCCGTAAATTGCATATTTTGTGTACTCTTAGTTTTAGCACTTCGCCAAGGTTCCGCTAACCATGAGTTAATGAAGTTCATTAACGAGGCAGGTGTACCTTTGGAAGTCTTAAACTCGTACGCAACGTCTCCGAACGTGACCCACGGCGAATATATCGACGATAAGTGATACGAAATTGAGCGGACTTTGCTTTGCGATGCATTTACCGCTTCCCATGTTCCATGTCTTAACATTTCCATTTTGTGCTTATCGTGGATGTGTCCGCCGCAATGTTCACATTCGTAATACGCTGTATCACGTATCATGTCCGCATTATCGTTGTGTTCGTCTGGCCATTTTATCTGCTTGAACTTGAGGGTCTGCGACACTCCGCAATGTGGACATGGCACGTAATACTGCCTGCGCTCATTTGCATTCATGAGCGCCTGCCAAATATTACCCGACTCAACGGTAGGCGTGGATACCATTACTATTTTCTTGTCCACGAACGTTTTAGTACGTTCCTTTGCAAGTTTTATTGGATCCGCTTCCTTACCTGAAAAGGCGGGGTATTTGTCTATTTCATCAAAGAATAGATACTTGATTGACCGGCTTGATAAGCTACTTGGTGAGTTCGCCCCAACCAATACCATATAGTTGCCATTGTTGAAATCCAATTCAAGCAGTTTACTATTCTCGTCAAAATTATCACTAATAGATTTAACCGATTTAAGCATCGGTTGCACTCTCTTATCACTAGCAAATTTAGCAATAGTGTCTGTTGGGTACACCATCATAACTGGTGATTGTGTTTGGTCTAACGCATAGCCTATCATGTTGAGCTCTGCTTCAGTCTTACCGATTTGCGCTCCAAAGCACAGTACAATCTGTTCAATCAGAGGGTCTGTGAATTTGTCCATGGGCTCTTTTAGATATGGAGTTCGATTCGTTCTCCACCTACCTGGTTCTGCGGATATATTTGTTAATACCCTGAAATTGTCAGCCCATTCTGATACGGTATATCGTTCTGGTGGTTTAAAAGCATCGAGCTCTTCCTGGAACCAATTAACTCTTGGCTCTGCTTTTACCGGTTTTGACTTCCGGCGTGTACTCGCCTTTGCGCGAGTAACTTTCGAGGTAGTCTTCGGCAACTTCGCTCACCACCCTTTCCACCGTCGCTCGTTCTTCTGGATCAGTGAACTCACTCCCTACTCGTTTACCAAGTTTTATGAGTGAGGACTTTAATTCTAAGATACGAGCAGACCATTCTTTCGCTACGTCTGCACGAGATACGTACTCACCGTTTAACACGTCGAGCATTTTTTTCTCACGAGCAGCTCGAGACTCTTTATAGTCAGCTTCAGCAATTAGCTTTCGTATGGCCGCTGATTGGTCTTTAGATTTATCCCCCTTGGCTTGGCCAAGATATACGAGAACTTCACGGAGGTTCCACCAACCTGTTGCAGCTTTAGGCATGCCCGATTTGTGGTGTCTCGAAATAATCTCAGGAGTTACTCGAAGAAGGTCGCATAATTGCGCGCTAGACACTAGCAAATCGCCCGCTTTATTAAATTTCACACGTGGTTTTTCACTCGTCGCCATGACTTCTCCTTTCTGTCCTTTGAGAATAAACTTTCAACTGTAAAAATTCTCCTACACGGAGACAAATATCGCGCGGAGCCGACCACCGCTGGATTTATCGCGAGGGAGTACCTTTTATCATTCATTCTCAAAATAAAAGACAAAAGGTCAATGGTCGAACTTTTAGAGAAGTAAGCAAAAGGGACTACGTGGTTGTGCGTAGTCCCTAATGATACTTCTTGTGCTGTTAAGCCCTGTGGAGGTGTTGTACAAGAAAGGTATTCACTATGAACGTACCCTACAGTGTGTGGTAGTAGAGGACTTTCCCCGGTATCCTCTGCTCCACACTTGTAGCCTATCATAAGTGTTACCTCTAATTGCATATTGTCTTTATTTATTTTTAGAAAATACTTGACAAAAGCTTTTCACTGCGTTCCGTTGGATATTATATATCTGTGCTTCACTATAACTCATATCCTCAATGACTTCCTTCATGCTCATTCCGAAGTAGTATCTGTTCTCGAGGAACGTACGCTCAATGTCATTAGGTATCTTACATATCAACGCCCATAGCTCGTATCGTTCCTTAGATAGATTGCGGAATTCATTATTGAGGTCACGCTGTGCGGTGTTTAAGTTAAGTTGTTGTTCTGGAGTATTAGACTTCTCATCTTGTGCCTCCGCCTCCAGGCGTTGTAGATGTGACTCTATGTCCTTCATGCGCCTACGACTATTCAATAATCGTTGTAACTTCCTTACTCCAGGATGTGCACTCCCTGTACATGACGATCTACTCATAGGCATACCTACGATAGATGTGTTGGGGGAATATCCTGTTTATCTACCCCAGTCGTAATTGTTGCGCTTTTACATTGGTCATGAACCGCCAACATCATAGCACTAACCAATAAAGGCAAGTGCTCTTCTGATTTAGAAAACTGTTTAGCCACTGCAGTCACTAACTTAGTAGCCATATAGATTGCAGATGTAGGACTTACATTTTCAATGATAATGTCACAGGTTTCGCCATTATCGTTAGACTCAACTATAATTCGCATTGTTTTATCTTCCATAATAGGCCTCCTATACTTCTTGCCATTCCTGCAAGATTTCACTATATCGATACATCGTAGTATTAGTTAACTGATACGCAGCATCGTTTAGGTTATACCGATTAATCCATGCACGGTAGACATCAGTCAAGTAATCTTGCAGCTCAGCCTTTTGGCTAGGTGTAACCACATTATCATGTAAGTAATACACCTCTTCACCTTGGTCTGCCTCTTCTTGACATCGCTTGATATCACTTTGAATAACTTCATCTACGTTGATGTGTCCTGGATATGGTACTGCACGACCTACAACAATAGTCATACCTTCACATGGTTTACATTGATCAGCTATCCAATGTAGCTCCTTTAGTGCTTCGTCCCAGGTATCACACACCATAATATATTCATGACGATCTAATGTGACGTATCCTCCAAATAGTGGTTTCATTTCATCACCTCATTAATGTACCTATCCAAATACCATCGTGCCTTTTTTAGGTCCTCTAGCTTATCGCCTTTAGAACCGGCACGAGCGATATATTTAACAACATTACCAAGATGAAACGGCAACTGTTGGTCCTCAATGAAGTCTATAACTTCAATCTTGCCCTTGTTATAGTGTGAAGGATGGTCAATCATATTAGAGATTGAGACAGGCTTCACGTCAGTGGTAACATATAAGTCTTTGACGCTATCTGAGGTAATATAAGATTCAGTAGTTTCCTTTTTGGAAATAACTGGAGTACTTCCATTAATCTTCTTAGATTGATTATCCTTAGGTATTGTCTTGGCTTTAGGTTCGCTTAATTCTGCTCGGCACGTTGGACAATTAACTGCCGGTCTACCTTTGCCCGTTTGTTCAAACATTGTTCCACATCGTTTACATTTTGTAAGGACCTTTGGTTCATCTTTAGATTTTTCTTTCGGTTGCTCTTTAGGTTTATCTTTATTAAGAATAGCCATCAATTCATCCTTAGCATATTGTTTGCAATACTGCTCATCTTTTTTAGCTAAGAATTTACGGTTACATCTAATACACGTTCTTGCAACTGCCATTATATAACCACCTTTCTAAATATGGTTCATGGCTTTCCATTCTTCTAATGTGAAGATAGCTTTGCCATGTTTTTGAGCATATTCAAATTCACCTTTACAGCCACGACTTGATTGCCAGTCTGGACATAGTACTAAAATGTCACAATGACTAAGTAGACCTAAGCAGATATCTAACCCTTTTTGATAATCATCACCAGTCAGATATACATAGCCATAATTATGGATAGGTGATACATAGTCATGTGTTAAATCATTCAGCACTAACTCACCCATGATCACGTCAATCTTTTTACGGTTGCTTTCCTTGCCACCAAATGGGTGAGCAACATATACAAGTTTTTTATTCATAGCTTCAACCTTTCACTGTAGTTCTTCTAACGTTTCAATGTAAACCCATATCCCAGTCACTGGGTTCCAATACTTTTCTGTCACCTCACTACACACCTGGGCATCATCATTCCAATAGTTGAGTGAAGTCATACAGTCTTTAAATAATTTAATTAGGTTATCTGTATCTGGCTTAGTGGTTTTCCATTGAGCCTTTTTACAGTTCGCCTTACCAAAGCACCACTTGGTAACCAATCTAATAGGACCTTGTATTGGATCCATAGGAGTATGTGGAGCAAGCTCTTCTGTGAATAACTTTCTAATAGCCTTTACGTCAGCTGACTCATAGAACCTTGGAGTGCCATTCTTAACAGTCACTCGTTTCTGTTGATGGGTACCTGTTGGAACTTTACGAAGAGGAATAAAGAATTCAATCACCATTCTTATCACCTCTCATAACCTGGTAACGTTCATATCTAGCTTTATCGTGAGCTTCCCATACTTCAGTAGGAACACCGAATATACGGTCAGTAATTGTAAATGTTCTAATATAAGAAGCGTTCAGTTCAGCTATTGGTACCTCTTCAAAATATCTTCCATACAGTTGTATCAATTCATTATGTGCTATATGATGGTTAAGCAATGGCCGGATACATTTAAAAGGTTTCTTCTCACCACGGTCATACGCCCAGTCATGGTCACCAGGAACATAACACCATCCTGTATGTTTGCTTCCATCTTTCATAGTTACCCGTAACCGTACCCATAATTCATGGTGCCAGTCACTCGATATAATTGGATCCCAAGCCATATTTACACTTCCTCATTCTAGTTCTAATACGCTTAATGTTATTACCAATATAAGCGCCTACATCACATTGCAAGTTACGTTCTTTAGACTGTCTATCCATTCTAGCTTTGTACATTATGTAGCTAACACATGTTCCATGACAGACAACTGTACGCAGCTCACAATTCTTACATGGAGTTTTCAAAATAACCACCTCCGAAGGCAGAAAGAAAAAATCGTTATGTAAGGTAAGAGAAATTTAAAAGGAGGAGGGTAGAAAGGGGAGACTTTAGTCCCCTTTTTACCCCTTTGAAATTTTTCTCTTACATCGGGAAATTAGGAAAGAAAAACCTATATATATATATAAGGTGTTTCCTCCCTATTGTTAACCCTCTAACCTATCTACAAGTTCACCTAATTCAACTTTATAAATTGGCATTTCTTTTAAATAGTTTCTTACGGTTCTTTCACTGACATTCATAATCTCGGCTACCCGTTTTATATCTGCTCTATTACCAAAGTTACTTTCAGCAGCAGCAATATTAAATGCATCAACTAATTGCTGTTTCTTTTTCTCTTTAGCTGACTGCTTAGCCTTGTTCATTTTATTAAGGCCCTTTTCTTGAGCATCCTTGAACATAGCCATTGATAAAAAGCCACTATTATCGACTTTATGAATTGGATATTCAAACCATAGATCAACAGGCTTGAACCGAGGGAACTCACGGAGCGTCCCTTCCATTCTCCATGCAGTACATTGGCTAGTATCAACTGGAGCTCCTTCTAATTTGTTTTCGTCTAGGTTCTCTGCTTCAATTTCTAGTAAGTCGATTAAGGCATCAGGGTCACGAGCGAATACACCGGAACCGGAGGCACGGTCCATTGAGCGTTTACCAGTTTGGTTACCCTTAGAATGGTGGTGACAATAAATGACTGCACATTTTAGTTCAGCACACACCTTGTCAAATTGGTTACAGAAGTTAGCCATTTGGTCGGCACTGTTTTCGTCACCTGTAATGACCTTATAGATAGGGTCAATAATGATAGCCTTATATCCTTTCTTTTCTGCCCTACGGATTAGCTTAGGTGCTAATTGGTCCATAGGTAGTGACTTACCGCGAAGGTTCCAAATGGATATGTTATCTAAGTTATTTGGTGCCTGGTGCAGTGCTTCATAGACATCCTTAAATCGATGTAAACATGAAGCACGATCAAGTTCTAAATTTACGTAGAGTACTTTTCCCTGCGCACAGTCAAACCCGAACCACGGTCTACCTTCTGCAATAGAGATACATAATTGGATAAGTGCGAATGACTTACCGGCTTTAGACGGACCCGCGATTAACATCTTATGACCTTCACGAAGGATACCATCGATTAAGCTAGGTGCAAGCTCGGGCATATTATCCCAAAGTACTTCTAAATCTTCCGGCTCAGGTAGGTCATCATTGACAGTGGCTATCCATTCTTCCCATTCCTTGAATGACTCTTTACCAATATTCGTAGCGATTAAGAATTGCGGTTTACCGGCACGCATCACACCAGGCATACGTGATAACCGGCTAGGGTTTTTGTTTTGCTTGTCAACCTTGAACCCATTCTTCTGCACGATTTGATATAGGAAGTCTACTCGATTACGATACTCAGAATAATCATTAGCATCGATATGCACGATAGCGTGGATACTTTTACCACCGCTATATACCATAGCTGCAATTGGTAACTCTAATTGCTCTAGGATAGCCTTTTGTTTACCTAATTCCATGTTGTCGGACTCAATCAATGCGAATTTAAAAGATGCTACGTTATCATTCTTTACGCCTTTACCATCTAATGCATTGAATCGTATCCATGCACCCGCTTCTTCATCTAGGGTACCTATTGCATCATCAACCTTTTTATTAGCTCTCAGAGCGTCTAAAATTTGATTTTGCGTGCGACCATAACTACCTTTAGTTGGAGATTTGAGCTCAGTACCGTCCTTATCTTGATGTACATACACAGTGTTTACGTAGCCGACATAATCGTCTGGCTCAAACAATGCTTGAAGGTACTTTGTTAAGTCTTCCACTCGTTGTTCTTGAGGATAGTGCTTTGGAATGTCAATGTCAGAGGCTTCTACCCAGGTCTTGTCAATAATTTTGTATGGATCCGGATTAGCCATAACCATAGTTCCAAATGGAACTGCTGTTGCATCCCATTGAGTACTATGGTTAGATGTCCATCCATTTTCTTTAGCCATCTGTGTGATAGTGGCCCCTGTAATTTGTTTTCCAGTGTAAGCACCGAATGAATTCCATTTAGCTTCACATTCACCAGGATGGAACCGTTCACCGTCATTAGATGACCATTCTTCCCATACAAACATTGGATATCCTTCATGGTGAAGTGCAAGGCCTACGTTTAGCCATTCTTCGTAGGAGCAATCAACTGGGTCGATAAACTCCAATACTTCTCTTAAATCTAACTTTTTCTGTTCCATTTGCACTCCTTTATGATGGTTGGTACGTTGCAGGTTTAACTCCTTTCGGTATTCTCCAACCACTAGCACTAATGCGGCTTATCATGTTGGAGGCTTGTGTATTTGTCCAAGTCCCTACATTTTTAAAGCCTTTATTCTCTAAAAATCTAATTTGCTTCGGAGTAGATAACCCCTCTGCCTTACGTTTGTGTAATCTATCAATGAGCATGGATGCTTTACCGGCATCTTCGATAGTATCCGGATTAAGTCCAAAGTCCTCGATAGTTTTCTTTTGTTTGTCAGTAATACTTGATACTTGCCACCCGAATGTAGGTACATAATGGGTTAGATCCTCAGCTTGAATAGAGAATTCAAACTGTAATGGGTCTACTAACTTAGCTTTTTTCTTACGCATTGCTGCAAGCTCTTTAGCAAGTGCTGCTTCACGTTCAGCTAGTACATCACGTTCGGCTTCTGCTTCTGCTGCCTCTAAGTCCATACTTGTAGTTTCAAGTATTTCCGTCATCTTAATCGCCACATCATTAGACTTAGCTATTAAGTGAGCCGGTCTACATAGTGAGTGCTTCTCGTAGTGCCATAGGAAGTCGAGTACCAATAAGTGGTCTTTCCCTTCACATAACCTAGTACCCCGGCCAATCATTTGCGTATATAAGGCTCTTGATTTAGTTGGTCTAAGTACGATTACGCAGTCAACACTAGGGCAGTCCCACCCTTCTGTCAGTAGCATTGAATTACAGAGCACGTTATATTTACCATTGGCAAAATCCTCTGTAATTTCGTTACGGTCTTTACTATTACCATTTACTTCGGCTGCATTAAATCCACGTTCAATGAGCATCTTGCAGAACTTTTGGCTCGTTTCAATAAGTGGTAAGAACACCACTATTTTTCTATCTTTGTAGTCAAGTAACGTATCTGCAATTTGCTCTAAGTATGGATCTAACACTCTACCAATATCACCGGCTTGGAAGTCACCGGCGGTAATCTTTACATTAGTAAAGTCGATGTGTAATGGTAATGTTTGTACTTGTATCTTCACCAGGTAGCCACTATTGATAGCATCACGTAAGGTATATTCATAAGCTAGGCTATCGAACACCTTGCCTAAGTTCTGCATATCTGACCTGTCTGGTGTAGCAGTAACGCCGAGTATATCGGCTGTGTCAAAGTAATTTAATATAGCTTGATAGCTACTAGATAAAGCATGATGTGCTTCATCTATAATGATCGTGTCAAAGTAGGATTTACTAAATAGAGCTAGCCGGCTGTCACGGCATAGGGTTTGTACAGAACCGACTATGATGCGGTCCCATTTCCCTATACATGACTGCTCAGCTTTCTCCATTGCTGTAGTCAGTCCGGAGGCTTGCATAATTTTATCTGACGCCTGCTGAAGTAGTTCTTCACGGTGTGCCAGGATTAATACACGCTTACCTCTTCTGACTGCCTCCTCAGCAATTTTGGCAAAACATATAGTCTTGCCTTAACCGCACCCCGTTGGCAACACCAACAGGGTACGTCTATTACCTTTCTCCCACTCTGACCATACGGCATTGACTGCCTCTGTCTGATAGGGTCTTAATTTCATTAGAAGCCTCCGAAGCTATCGTCTTTAGGTTGAATAAACTTCTTGATTTCATTGGCAGTACCTTGTGTACCGTCATTCTTTTCATATAGTCTGTGACTTAGTTCAAATTGACCAGTTTTGCCAATTAATAAGTCAGGATTTGCCATAAACTTTTCACCTGGTTTAGCTAAACCAGTAGCGATGAATACATTAGATACTTTCCACATCATGGAGGGAATCCAGTACAATCTTTCAGTGACTTTGTTTTTACCTTGTTCGCCACCATCCGCTTCTAATGTAATAACTGCTTTAGGTGTGTTCGCCGGAATTTTAGCAGTGGCTACATCTGTATAGCCTTTTTCCACATTAGTAATAACGAATGGATATACACCTGCAGGAAGTAATGTAAATTCCTTTACCTCTGCTACTACTTCAGAGTTAAAACCTAATGCTTCTGTGCCTAATTGTTCAAATGCGCTGCTCATAATCTATTACCTCGTTTCTATTTATTAATGAATTCAACAATTTTGTCCCACATAGGGATAATCCAACCTGTTACGAACGCTGGATTATAATTTTCAAATGGAGTACCTTGTGGATATTTACCACGAGCCACTACTACAGACTGTACTTGGTCTAATGTCACACCATCTTTAGCCATTAAGTCTTTTAATGGTTTAGGGATAGCTGTTTCAATTAGTGGTGTTTCATCTTCTGCAGGTTTAGGTTCTTCTTTAGGCTTAGGCTCAGCCTTTGGTTCTGCCTTAGCCACTACTTCGCCAGTTTGTGCTTTCGCAGCTTCAACTACTTCCGGTGCGTAGTCTTCAGTGCTTGCTTTGGCCAATTCATCAGCGGCAGCTTTTGGAAGTACATCATCTGGGATAACGTGAGCGATTTGGCTATATTCAAATGGCATCACATCAGGTAATCCATGGCGGTTTTTAGCATCCCATGCAGGGGAATGTGTAGCGTACATTAAACGCTTACCATTGACTGCCTTTTTCTTATTAGTAGTTGATGTTATGATTTCGTTTTTGTAGTTAGCGAAGAGTACCATGTCCGCCCATTCTTTAATAAGAGGGGAAGTTTGGCTTCCTGTTTTCTTCCCAAGCTTTAGTTCAAAGCGATCATATGCACCAAGCTCGTCCGGTTGTTCAAACTTACGAATTTGTGTATGTGCCGTAAGTACTACGTTCATACCTGCATCAATTACTTCATCAAGTAAGTTAAGGAAGCGCCCCATTTCCTCACGTACAAATACATAGCCTGTGCCATATGGGAACTCCTCAATACCTTTCTTTTGGTGTTGAGCGCAGATATGTTCTACGCATAATTGCTCAGCCCAGTCGATGGTATCAATGACTAATGTTTGATACCCACCTGGCATCATGGCGAATTCCTTGATAAAAGAGATAAGCATTGACCATGATGTAGGCTTTTCAGTACGATCCACGTCTAAGTGGTCGGTACTACCTTCTGTGTCAATGAATACTGGAGATGGAAAGTGGCTTGCGAAGGTGGTTTTACCAATCCCCTCGGTGCCATACAAAATGACTTTTTGAGCACGTTTACGTTTACCTGTTACAATCTTCATTAAAATTCACCCCAATCATCTGTTACTTTAGGTTCTTCGATTACATCTTCTTTAGGTTCTGCTTTAGCTTTTTTAGGTTTAGCTTTAGTAGTCTTACCTGTAGTACTGAACTCTTCTCCTTTAATGTGGCCATCTTCAATGATGATGGAGCATTCATCCAGGTTGTTTGTTACACGAGTAGCAATAACTTGTAAGCCCTCTTGTTCTAACCAACCTCCGAATTCTTTCATAGTATCGACGTCCATTTGTTCCATCTTATCCATCAATACGAAGCCACATTTTGGATTAAGAGCTCTTACAATAGCAGTCGCTACTTTGAGTTGTTCAGCACCGCTCATGCAGTCCCATTGTTTACCGTTGTAGATAAGTACGCCTTCCTGGATAGATAACCCTGGTAGTGGCATATCTACAGACTCAAGTAATTTATTCTTACGATCGCGGATGTCTTGAATGCTATCCGTCAACTCATCGTATTCCTGTTTAAAGTCCGCAGCTTCTTGTAGTGCACGTTGACGTTCCTGGTTAGCACGTACTTTAGAGTTAATTTCGTCTACATTCTTGATTTGTTCTTCAAGTTCTGCAGTAGATTCGTCCTCTAGGTCTTTAGCTGCAGTCGTTGCGATATCATAATCTTCTGCTAACTGTGTTTGCTTAGCTTGAAGCTCCTCTAGTTTTCGTTGGGCTTCATCTACTAAGTTATTGACTGTTACTATCTGAGCCTTTATAGCAGATACGTTATTGCGTTTCTTTTGGTTCTCAGCGTTGCGAAGTAAGATATCTTGTTGCTGTTTAATGAGCTCCGATGCGCTGATAGGTTCCTGTGGAACTTCATCATATGCAGGTAATTCTTTAGCGTATTTGTCTTTCTGAGTGGCAATTTGCCCTATAGAATGACGTTTAGCGTATACCTCTTGGTATTCTCCCTCGAGTTTCTTTAACTCATCTTCTACGCCTAATAATTGAAGTAATTCATTAGCCTTATCTTTGTCACTCATTTCCATAAACTTAGGTAGGTCTAGGGCAAGCTGACCAATGAAAGTATCTAGGATTTTTTGGCCAGATTTCTTCCCTTCTGGATCCAATACTTTAAGTGTGCTATTAGCACCAGTTCGTGTTACCACTAGACCATTGGATAACTTGACTTCAAGTTTAGGTGGATTATAACTGCCTTCACGTGCAGCACTGGACGGTTCAAATTTAGCACCACCAAGCGCCCAGGCAATGGCATCTAATATAGAGGTTTTACCTTGGCCATTCTTACCACCGATGACGGTTAGACCATTTTCTGTAGGTTCATAAGATACCGCTTTAACGCGTTTCACGTTTTCCAATTCAAAAGAATTGATTTTAATTTTGTCCATTATGTTTACCTTTCTTGTATTAGTAATCTTGTACTTGGAATATTGATTCTATGGGAACTTTAAGAGCATCTGCTATAATTACTGCAGTTTTAAACCTAGCTACGTTCTCATTCCGCAAATAGCAATACAATGTAACGTAGTGTACGCCACATATTTCAGCAGCGCCTTGTACATTTAGTTTCCTTTTAGCTAGTAAAGCTTTAAATTCATCATGCTTTAATTTATACCCGAATCTGTTTCCCCATGAGTTTTGCTTTATAGTCGTATGCTTAAATATGGAGTTAAAGGACATTCGTAGGTTTTTAGCTATGAGTTCTGCGGTAGATATGCGGCAGCAGTCACCACGATTCAGCTTGATAATTCTAGGACTAATACCGACTTCATGACACCATGTAACAAATCCGTATGGCGTGCGTTCATAGACTAACTCTTTTAGGTCTAGCCCCTTTCTTAGTACAGCCATGTGCATCACTGGCTGTGGACCACTATAATCTTTCATAACTAATCACCTCACCAAATAAAACGGGGATTTGCACTTGAAATATCGATGCTATGGATTGAGCAGTGTTATAGTCTACTCTGTTACCAAGTAGTAACCGTCTAATGGTAGACTTTGATAACTCAGCAGCATCCTGGATAGCCTTTTGAGTTTTGAACTTATCTGACTTATCGTTCCATAGCTTGTAGAACACATCCTGGCGGAGTCTGTAGTTACGTTCAGTGCGTGCCATACAATCGTTCCTTTAGATATTTAATGCGTTCATGTTGGGTAGCAGATATGATCAACAAGCCACCTAACATGATTTGCATTAAGAACCCGCCGAATGATACTCGGTCAAGTTCAAGGGAGCCCATAGCTCCGATAATTAAGATGAAGCCAATTACTTTTATCGCTGTAAGCATTTATGTGCACCTCGTATAATTAATGAATGTGAGCTTCTTTGAACTCTTTATCAATTCGGCTAGCCGTCCATCCTAGTGTGTTAGCGAGATAGAACCGGAAGCCTTCTTTATCAATGGAGAATGTTCTGCCCTTCTTACCTTGGCATTGCCAACATTGAGCGAATGGGAACTTATCCCTGGCGATACATTCACGAACTGCTGTCATAGTCCATCCTAGTACTGTAGCCATTTGGCATACTGCGATTGTCTTTTTAATCATGGTCATATACTCCTTAATGATGTATAATCATCTTAAATCGAATTATTTTTTGATTGAGCCTCTTCGGTATTTGCGGTACCGAGGGGGCTATTTTGTACGCCTAGCGTAGAGTGCTTGACCATTCTGTCTAACAGGTAACGCCCGTTCCTTAGTGGTCATTTCTTGGTGCGTAGATACCAATGCAATCCTTACATTAATTAGGTCTGCTACGCTTTGGACTTCTTCCAAGTAGCCATTATCTAGAGTACTTATGATGTATCTATCTAATGCTGCGACTACTGGAGCTATGTCCGGTACTTGTTTATTCATAGTGGATACCTCCTTTTATAACTCAATTCGATATTTCGTATTACTCGGTAAAAAAAAGAACTTCAAGAGGAATGTCAGCCCCCATAAGATTTTTAATCCGTACGCATTCATCATAAGTTAATGGATATTTACCGTTTAACTTATCCAGAATGGTTGCGTATCGAACTTCTAGCTTGTCCGCTAGTACTTTTCGACTCCAACCCAGTCTTGCGAGTTCGGCGTTTAGATTTGGATACATGTGTTCACCTCCCTTTACCATCTCTTAGAATACGATATTTCAATAGTTCTAATTCGAAATATCGTATTTCTTATATCATCATCATAATACGATATTTCGAATTTGTCCAGTTTAAGCTTGTTTATGATTTATTAATGAGTATTTTAATTACGAAATATCGTATTTAAATATTGATATTTCGTAATTGATGTATTATTATATATATATATATGAGAGGACTTTATGACTAGAGGTGATTACTATGACGAGAGAACAATTTTTAAAAGAAAAAATATTAGAAATAGATACAATTAAAGGGTTTGCCGCTAGAATTGACATGCCTTACACCACTTTATATTCTATTTTGAATAACGTAGGTGGCGCATCTATAGATAACGTGTTAAAAATTTGTAAGGGGCTAAATATTCCTGCAGATATATTAGAACAATTTGATAGCCAAAATACTTTTAGTTATGATGAAGAATTAATATCTTTACAAAGGAACTACAAAGGTTTAGGTAAGGCTGAAAGACAACAGTTAAATGACTTTATTAGTTTCCTAAAGTCAAAACATGATTCGAATATGCCAGAGGATGATGATCTTGACTAATAATCTTGTAAGTACGATAAAAGAGGCACACAATACCCGTAAGTTAATAAGTGATGAAATTAAGCTAACACCTAGAATGGTAATTGAATATTTAATAAAACAAAAAAATGTTTGTGTTAAAACTTATAAACAAGGTGCGCAAGCTCTCGGAGTATCCCCTTTAATAATAGGAATGTATACACAATCATCCGATGCAGCGACCTTGTATTTACCTAAAACAAATGATTTGTATATCTTATATGATTCAGAAATAAAAACAAAAGAACGTAAACTGTGGAGTCTATGTCATGAAGCTGGACACATAATTAGGGGGCATCATTTACAGAAAATGAGTGATCCAGAGTTAGTCAAATCCCCTATTTTAGAGTTGGAAGCAAACACATTTGCTAGGGAGCTATTAGCGCCTGCCACTTTAGTATATGGTTTTATTTCTAGGTATAAAACAGAGGGTCCTAATATTGAAGATTTTTACTTTGCTTACAGGTATGTTTTTGGGTTAAGCAAATCAGCTGCTGCATTATCTGCTAATATACTTTCACACGAGGGCCATCAGATTAAAAACGATTTATCTCTAATTCAACAGTATGGCGTCAAGCTAAATAATCTATTTCCTTATATTAGTACGCAAAGAGATTACCATTATTTAGTATCAGCTATGTGTAAAACGGAATACGACCACGTTAAGAGAGCTTACGATTTAAATAAGCCTTTTAGGGAGGGCCTATTTAGTCGTTCTGTGTTTTAAATTTAAGGGGAGATAAGTATGAACAAAAGAGTGTTAGTAACAGCTGTTTTAGGGGTAATTATGGCTGTATTAGTAGGGTATGTAATAACTGATTACCATCAAAATACATCTAATCAAGCAGCTTATGCCGCATCAGAAGAAGCTCGCAAAGCGCAGGAAGAAAAGAACAAGGAAGCCGAGCTGACGAAAAAGACTGATGCAGAAAAGGAAATATATACTATTCTAAACAACACAAACTTTGAATATGATCAAGTAGACAGGGAATATAAATTCTACAGTTCTAGTCAAAGAGCGATACAACCGAATAACGCTGTATCATGGGTTGCTTTCGTAGACTCCTCGGGTCATTTAACAGGACCTTTTGTCAAATTTGTTACTTTCGCTCCATTAGATATATCTACAAATTGGATATTTTGGGATAAATTAACGTTCTCCAGTTCTGCAGGTAAATATGATTACACAATGCGTGGCGTCATTGCGGGGCAAAGTGGCGGAGGCAAAAATATCAGATTAGATGATTCCGGAACGTATGAGTATGCCTTGCTAACAATCCCAGAAATAGATGAAGGATTGCGCATCTTAACGCAAGGTGATAATCCAATCATCAGATATCGCGGATCACAATATTATAAGGACTACGCCCTATCATCTGAAGAAGTTGAACAGTTAAAGACTGCGCTAACCCTTTATAAACTCGTAGATATTGTTGATAATAACTTAGATGTAAATAAGCTATCTAAATAAAATAATACCCCTATCATACGATAGGGGTATTTTAGGAGGTATATATTTATGGCTATGAAAAGAGCAAACGGTTCTGGATCCGTTTACAAAATGAAACATAAACCCTTGCGCAAGCCTTACCGTGCAGTCGTAACGATTGGCTACGATGAGTCCGGCAAGTGTAAGCGTAAGACGATTGGCTATTATGCTAAATCAAAAGAAGCATGGGATGCCTTATCAGAGTATGGTATCTACCCAGAGAAGTTTGAAACGAAGAAGGTATTGTTTAGTGAATGTTGGCGATGGATGATAGCTGACAAAGAACGAAAAGGAATAGCCGTCAAAAAAGGCGGATATTCGACCGCACAAGCGAAGTTAACCTCGATTTGGAATAAACCTATACAAGAAATTAAACTCGTACACCTACAGGCTATAATCGACGAAAATAGCCATTTAAGTCGTTCATCTATAGCTATCATATTAAAAGGCTTGAATGGCGCCTTTGAGTCTGCTATTAAGAATGATATCATCGTTAAGAACTATGCAGCACTCCTAGAATTAAAACCGGCTGAGAAGTCAGACATACATAAGCCATTTACAGAGGCTGAAATTCAAACCATATGGGAACATGCTCACCTAGATATAGCCAAGCTCCTATTAATGTATATCTACTCTGGTATGCGCCCGATAGAGCTGCTATCCATTAAGCTTGAAAACGTGCACCTAGAGGAACGATATATCATTGGTGGAGTAAAAACAAAAGCCGGCAAGGATAGATTAATACCTATTGCCGACTGCGTCATGCCTTTTTATCGCGAAATTTACACCAAGGCGAGCGTTTCTAAATCTGATACACTTATCCCTCAAGGGTACACGTCAAAGTACCTAGGAAAGCCAATAAAACGATTTTGTAAAGAGGTCGGTATATCTGACCACTTACCACACGATACTAGACATACGTTTGTAACCTTGGCCAGTAATTATGGAATGGATCGTTACGTGCTAAAAGCTATCGTTGGCCACACACAAAGTAAAGACATTACTGCAGATGTGTATACGCACAAAACGATTGAGCAGTACATCGAAGAAGTAAATAAAATACCGTCATCATTTAGTTAAAGGTTGTGCAACGGTTGAGCAACGCACACAAATTTTAACTATTTTTAAAAGAAAAAGCACAGTACCTATACGCATAAGTACTGTGCTTTGTGCATTCGTAGAACTGTATGTATTATTTGGAGTACAATTCGACGATAAGTGTTTCGTTAACTTCGATAGGAAGTTCTTCACGTTGAGGAAGACGAGTGAATGTAGCTTTGAAGCCTTCTAAGTCTTTTTCAATGTAAGGAAGTTCGAAAGAACGAAGTTCTTGGAAATTAGTTTTGAACATTTCGTTGTCGCGGGAAGCTTCACGAAGTTCAATAACGTCACCTGGTTTGCAGGAGTAGGATGGAATGTCTACACGACGACCATTTACCAAAATGTGGCCATGGTTTACCATTTGACGAGCTTGACGAATGGAGTTACCGAAGCCGATGCGATATACAAGGTTATCAAGACGTTGTTCCAAAAGGATCAACATGTTTTCACCTGTAACACCTTGCATTTTTTTCGCTTTATCATAATAGCGTACGAACTGGCGTTCTAGCAAGTTGTAGTAAGCTTTAACTTTTTGTTTTTCTAATAATTGTGTGCCATACTCAGACATTTTTTTCTGACGTTGGTCTTTTTTGACGCGATTCAAGGCTTTTGCGTGACCGAATACGTTCACACCAAAGCGACGACAAAGTTTGAATCGAGCCTCTCTTCTCGTTGCCATGTGATTATCACCTCATAGTTTAATATAGACTTGTACCACGACATAAAGGTACCCAATAATAATAGCACTTCTTACGGTGCTATGTCAATTAGTTCTGCTTGTGAAAGTTAATCACCGTTGAAAATACTTTTACCACGATTAATTATAACTAAAATTACTTACCCATCAAAGATATGCAAACACATTTTATTATATAAGAACCAATCTATATCCAACCTACACAATTCATCGTATATTATAGATTTAGATGAAAAAATACTCATATTATGCTACAATACAATTAATATGGGTAATATGTAGTAATATGAGGTCTTTAAGTTTAATCGGAGTACTGAGATGAAAGAATTACCAACCATGCAGGAACTACAAAGTTTTATTACATATAATAAAACAGGTAGTTTCACATTAGCAGCACAAACGATGAATATCACACAATCTGCTTTCAGTGCGCAAATGAAAAAATTAGAGCGTCTCGTAGGCGTTAAATTAATTTCGCGCTCTACTCGCGGCAGCCGCTTGACACCAGAAGGAGAGTTGTTTTTGCCTGAAGCAGAACTTGTTTTGGATACATTAGAAAGAGCTATACAATCCATCCGTTTAGCTAGCAAGGTAGAACGTCCAATTTTAAATATCGGTGTTCTTCGCAGCCTCGGCGATATCCGCCTCAATGGATATGTATCACATTTCTTTGAAAACCATCCTGAATTTTCTATGTCAATTTTTGATATGGAAGAAGAAGAGTTATTACTCGATTTGCGCGAAAACCGTATCGATATCGCTCTTCTCTATTTACCAAACAATAAGGACATGTCCTTATACGAATCTAAGGCATTGCGCGAAGATGAATTCGTTTACTATGCACCAAAGATAATCGATCAAATGCATGAGGCTACATTAAAAACGATGCAACAATTTCCGTTATTAATGTATCCTCCTAAATACTTTATGTATCGTACCTTAAAAGCATATGTTGGTAACGGCCAGCAAAACCTACATATTAGAGGTAGCCGTTTATCAAATCCATATACAATGATTGATTATTGTCAGAAAAATGATTCTGGCTGCATCGTAGCACGTCAAATCCTCGATGCCCTCAATATTAATTCCGGCTATTTGCCTCTAGCAAAGCCATTTAAATTACAAGTATGCTTCGCCTATAAGAAGAACAACTCAAAAACAGAAACCATGCATACATTCATGGACTACGTCCTCCAAGAATCTCCAGCGAGATTATAATTTAAAAGATCCCTCATTCTTCGATGAATGAGGGATTTTAATTTAGTATCTACTGACATTCCAAAACAATCGTGATACACTAAAATGAGATTTATATTCAATGAGAGGTATTTATGTTATTATCTATATTTTATTTTATCTTAGCTGGCATCGCTGAAATCGGCGGAGGCTATCTCGTTTGGCTCTATATGCGCGACGATAAAAGTCCCTTATATCTATTAGCAGGTGCTATAGTACTAATTTTATACGGTGTCATTCCCACCTTTCAACCAGAAACAAGTTTTGGCAAGGTCTATGCCGCATATGGAGGCGTATTTATTGCCCTCTCTATTTTATGGGGTTGGCTCGTCGATGGCTTACGTCCAGATATGTACGATATCATAGGAGGCCTTATATGCCTCGTAGGCGTGTATATCATCATGTATGCGCCACGCTAACGAATTACATTGTCCATACTGAAAGCGACACCTAGGTATCGCTTTTTTGTCGCCAACGCGAAAAAAGCAGTTATCCGAAGATAACTGCTTTAGCTTGGTGGACGATGACAGGATCGAACTGCCGACATCCTGCTTGTAAGGCAGGCGCTCTCCCAGCTGAGCTAATCGTCCATG